TGAAGGGTAGGTAACAAATACATCCTTGGTCCCAGCGGAGAATATTAGAGCTGTTGGCTCTGTTGCTGAACTGTTAGATAGAACTGTAGTACGGGCTAGTGTAGTACCAGAAGCAGTGTAGGTTCCAATACCGACTTCCCACTCATCAGTCCCTTGTCCTGCAATGCAGTAGTAGGTGGTATTTCCATCGCCAATTACCGCAAAGGATTGGGAGCCAGCAGCAGCCCCAGCAAGCGTGAATGTGCCATTACCTGCGGTAGTGGAGGTCTCTTTTACTCTGTCAGCTAAGATGAGTGCCATATGTTCCTATTATGGTTAAGTTTTTATCACTTGCCAAGTGCCTGTATCTGAAGTGTTTATTGTGCCTTAGGCAGTACTTTATAAATTATTTATTGTGTCCTAATTGGCAGATCCTGAGGTATTAATTACCTCCCAAAGCAGCCTTCTATTAATGCTATCAGAGGCTTGGGCGGATTCGCCAACTAAAGCTATAAAGATAGTCGCAGTATTAGCGCTTTCAGAAGCGCTAATCAGTTCCTGTATACTTGAGTAGAACTCCGCCATGCTTTCAACAGCATCAGAAACAGCAGCTCCTTCAACAATAAATCCATTGAGGTAAACTATTGCCTCTGCAATTTCGGATGCGGTGGCGGATTCCTGTACGGCAACAGAAAATTCTTCTATTGCAGACGCTTGTTCTAAAGCTGTTGCAGACTCGCTTATAGCTGAATTAAATTCAGCACCTGCTACTTCTATAGCCACTGCAATAGCAAATTCGCCTACCGATGAACTAAACGGGCGGGAGGCTCCAATAGAGTCTGATGCGGAAGCTGTCTCACTAACTTCAGAGCTTACAAAAGCTCCTGCTAGTGATGCAAATGGCGCATCCGCAAATGATAAGATTCCAAACACATTACGCTTCGGTTAAAGCGGCTTCTGGGAACCAGCGATTTTGCTTAACCCCCTCAGCATCCGCCCACTCTACATTGTAGAAGAACTCGCCATCTTCAGTCATACGCAGCGCTTGTACCGGACCCTGAGGAACGGTTGCCAGAACTTTTACGTTCTGACCTTTAGTAAATTTGGTTGCCATTTTTACATCTCCTTATGCAGCGTCAAGGCTAAATGTGTAGGTAACACTCAAAGTATCGCCAGCAACTACAGCACGATCACCGGGAGACTGGAAGTCAGAAGCCGAGAACAAAATGCCTGATGTACCCGTAGCTACCGAAGCTAAGAAAGCACCGGCAACAGTACCGCCGGGAGCTGAAATAACAAACGCATTCGGTCCGGATGAATTAGTAACAACTGAAGGGTCGGCAAGAGTTGCTGCGGCAAAAGTTACAGCTTTACGGTTACCCGTGTAGTCTGTGAACTCAGTCCAGCCTGCATGTGAAGCTAGGGTATCTGCTGCGGCAATAGTTGTACCTGAGCCGGGACCAGTAATCAGACCTAGATACCAAGCTGCGGTGTAGGCAGATCCAGCAAAGTATTTGGCGTTCATGTCTTGAAGTCCTACATTAACAACCAAATTTGGGTTCTTTTCTTCCCATTTAAGGTTGCCATCTTGACCAAAACACTGGATCGTAAATATACCAGCTCCGCCAGCGGCAGAAACTGTTGACCCGCCTAGCAGAACGCTTGCGCCTATCTTATCTACAGACTTAGCTTTATTTGAAATCATTTGAAACTCCTTTAGGAAAGCCTAATAATTGCTGAAGTATTGGAAGCGGCTGGAAACTCTACTTGGAATACTGTAGTCGAGATCTTGTCCGAACCAAAGTCTAAAACACAAACTGCTGCGCCACCAACCTTATAAATAAGCGCTCCACGAGCGGTCAATGCACTTGTCCATGAGGTATTAGTGAAGGTGATAAATGCGGTCCCGTCCAGTATGCTCAGGGTTGGAGACAGAACATTACCACCAGCAGTATACCCAGTCGCTACAACCTCGCCAACAGTTGTATAGGCAGCGGTATCCTGATCAAGAGTTGATGCATTGGTATACAGCGCTATCTTGAATACGTTTGTTGTGCCAACACCAAAGTCGAAGTTCCCATCAAGAACTCCTGATTTAAATACGTCACAGGTAAAGTTTCCGGTAAATGGCATTATTTAACCGGTATCCGTACTTGCCCAGACCTGTAAGTATCCTGTCTTTCCATTCCATCACCCAGACGTTTAGCTAGTGCCAATGCTTCATTATATCGGGAAACGTAATTTTCCATAACGTCTTTGTCTGACTTCATGAATGCTGCTGCTTCTAGCATTGCGCCATAAAGCAAGACTGTATCAAAGTTATCCCCAAGCCATGTTGTATTTGCCGTAACAATTGATTCAGGGTAGTAGTAGTAATGAAGCTCTACATCATACAGCATGTCTGGTGTTGGTCCAAGAATGAAGCTCAATTCATTCGTTATGATTGCAGGGTCTGTGTCCGTTGTTGTAGGTCCAAACAGAGCGTAGTACTGGGGCTTGCCATAGTCTGTAGGGGACGGATAAGCAGCCCGTATGAAGTTAACATCCTTGTTTAGGAGAAACTCATATATACCCGTTACTGTATCAATTACAGCTATCGAATAGACAGCTAGGAAGTCATCAGGCGCTGACAGATACTTATTGTGTATAGTTAATATCCCAGTGACGTTCTTTCGTATTGAAGGGAACTGAACGCTGTTATATATCCGCTGCTCCGCCTGATCAATAAATGTATTGATCTGTTGGGCAGACGTAAAGCTACTGACTGTTTGTGGGAACTCATTCTCACAATATGCCTTAATCGTCTGCGATAGTTCCGTGTAATTCATTAGCCCATCTTCTTCGAGTGACCAGTGCCTTTAGTAGCGGCTCCAGTACCACGGGTCTTCTGGGTCTGTGTGTTAGGGATATTGTTTGGATATCCGTTATTACCCAGATCCTCTTTTGACAGCCCAGTAATAGGCTTTGGCTGACTAGGGTTAACGCTAGATGCTTTTTCTGGAATAGCCATTATTTGCTCCCAGAGTTCTTGTACTTGAAAGAAGAGACCTTCTGATTAGCAACCTTAGCCAATCCACGACCCAACTCTTTCATTTCTAAATTGGTCTTTCCGCCTTTGCGGAATTTCTTAACTGCGGTTCCTGCTGAAGGTTTACCGGCTGCGATTATAATCTTCATGTTAACTCCTAAGTTGTGACTACTGTTACTGTTCCTAGCTGGAATGATAAAGCTAGATAGTTCGGTGTTAGCCCTACATCGTTTGCTCTAGAACCTCCAACAGGAGCATAGCCCCACTGGATAATTCTACTTCCGCCTTCAGGATAGCCGTTTTCATCAACAGCCGTTCCTGACCCATTAACCAATTGTAACCCGCTATTACCAGACTGCAAATAGCTTAAATCCTTTCTAGGATTCCTTACAGCCTGCGGGTCATCAATTGGATACATCCCCAGTTGTAACTGAGGCTGATCCGGTTCCCAGCATTCAGGACAAACAATTATATTAACTTGCTTTGTCTTGATGATCAAAGCCTTTAGCTGTGTTAGCTTGAACCTAAACCCGCATCGATCACACTCTGCAATCGAGTTCTTGGCGGACGCAAACCTATTACCCACAAATATAAGCCCTGCGAGGGACAAATCTCACTGGAGACTTGTCTCTATCTTCTTCAGCAGCAAACTTCCACTGCTCCTCATACTGGTCCTTTAGGGACTGTATGCGGTCTGGAGCTATCTTAACGGCGAGGTAGTATGCCAAGCCAGCAATCAGGCAGGTAAGGAACCTAAAGGGTATGTCTTGGGTGTTAATACCATTGCCTGCGTCTTGTATCCTGCGTAAGCGCCAGTAGACGAACGTGTAGTAATTGCTCTGATCTGGGGCTGGATATACATAGATCTGCGGATGGTCCACCCCGGTAGTGGGGTCTGTGCCTTCTGGTCTGCCACCTATTGGGTAGGTGGCTCCTGACTGGCGGTTAACCCACAATTGAATAGGACGACCAGTTGAGTTCTTGTTAGGGATGGTTGCGTATGTAGATACGCTAATACGGGTTATAGACAAGTCCTGCTGACTTGAACCCGTTCCTACCCTTGTTACATGTTCTAGAAGATCTATCGTATCAACAGGCAGATTGTATGAGACCTGATTAAGAACTAACGGTATCTCACCCTCTTCAATCGTCCACAGGTTTATCCCCCGGTTAGCCCATTCGACCGTCAGGAGGTTTAAACTGCGTCTTGCTGTGCGGATATCATAACCCGTGCGTAGCTCTGCCCCGCAGCGCTCAAACGCTTCCTCAATGATG